CTACCACTGGCTACCCAATTGCTTCTTTTCTTCCTTAACCTGATCCGGTGTCGCGTGATGCTGGCGAATGGCGTCCATATCGGTGTCCAATCTGGCATTGCGGGAAGCTTGCTCGGCTGCCGCCTGTTCCGCGGCCGCTTTCTCTGCAGCAGCTTTCTCCGCCGCGGCCTTCTCTGCTGCCGCCTTTTCTGCAGCTATCCTTTCGCGCTCTGTGTAGGCCTGCTTAATCTTCTCATAGCCATATTCCCCGACAGCCGCACCGAGGGTTTCTAAAGCCTTTAGAATTTGTGCCCGCTGCGGCGGGTCGCCGCCCGCATTTTCCAAGCTTCCCTGTAAACCCCGCCACGAGTCCGGATTCTTCTCGATCCACCTTTCAAGCTTTTGTTCTGTGGTGAGTTCCCCGCCCTCAATGGGAGGCTGTTGTTCAGATAACGTGGAGCCCGCAAAGCCTAGAAGAAGCATCGCGGTTAAAAGCAGTTGTTTCATAATTCTCCCCCTCGATCCCGGTATTGAAATTCCAGTTTTGCACTCCCGCTATCCTCTTTCAACTGAGGTTGAGGGCGACTGATGGAGGGCCGAGACAAAGCCCGATTTGGGGCATCGCTTAAGACCGGCCCAAAGGCCCCTTAAATGGTCGTTGCGGGTAGGTGGCGGTTCGGAGCGAACGGGCTCCTGAGGCGCCCTTGACTCCACACGCGTTCGGCGCCATCTCTCACCTCATCCGCAGGCGGGCGGATCATCAACCCTATGACCGATGCGGCCGGTCTCGAACACGAGAGCCATTCCGCATGCCCGAAGACCTGCAAAAGAGATTAACCTCCGCCATTAGGATCCAGATCGACTGTTTGAGCCAGCCCACATTGAACGGCTTTGCCGGCACAGGCCGATACCGCCAGCGCGAAAAAGGGTCGTTGCACGCGATCGCCACCAGGATCATGGACGAGGGATTGAGGCCCTATGCTTTCGAGTGCGGCGGCGAACCGGTCGACAGGCATGATGTCTACCTCACCGTCCTCACGGCGCTCTTCGATATCGATGACGAAGACGCTAGGCGGTGGACGTCCAGGGGCGAATGGGACGCCGCCCGTTTCGAGGCCGCCAAGGATATTGCCAGAGCCGTGATGCGGAAGTTTACTGTCGTGGATCGTCCCCGGGTCTATCGGGACATTCCAGCGGACGGCCAGATGGGCGGAGCTCATAGCCATAGCAACTGGCGCTTTGAGGGAGAGTGATCATGTGCGGCAGGATCTTCATCGAGACGAACCTGAAGGAGATGATGGCCGGCTTCGGCTTTGCGAAGCCGCTCGACGTCGGCGGCCTCGACAATCAGTTCCCGCGCTATGACGGACGGCCGAGCGAATATTATCCGATCATCATCCGCGACGTGGTGCGCGAGAGCGGGCAGATGGCGCCGGTTTTCGTCGTCGGCCGCTGGGGCTTCATTGCGGGCTGGGACCGGGAGGCGAAGAAGCCGATGATCAACGCGCGAAGCGAAGGCATCGCGACCAACAATTCGTTCAAGAGCGCCTATGAGCGGCGGCGCTGTCTGGTGCCGATCGACGGCTTCTTCGAGTGGAAGGACATTCACGGCACGGGCAAAAACAAGCAGCCTTACGCGATCGCCATGAAGGACCGCAGCAAGTTTGCGCTGGCCGGCATCTATTCGTCACGTCGCACCGACAGCGCCCATGAGGAGCGGAGCTTCGCTATCCTCACTTGTGCGGCAAACGAGATGATGGAGACGATCCATGACCGGATGCCGGTCATCCTGCACCCGGCCGACTATGAGCGCTGGCTTTCCGAAGAGCCGGACCCGGCCGATCTCCTGAAGCCGTTCCCCTCCGAACTGATGATCATGTGGCCGATCAATCCGATCCGCAGCAAGGGGCCGGAAGTGCTCGACCCGCTGAAGCAGGAAGAGGACGAGGAGCCGCTCGTCTGACGGTTTCGGGATCAAGCGCTCTGTTCACTCGCCTTTATCGTTCTCTCCATCTGCTAGGTCGGACACGTCCTTGAGCTTCGTTGCGGTGATCGCATCTGCAACGATCCTGTTGACATTTCTCGCGTGTACGGTGCCGAGGTGCGCAAATTCGCTTAGGTCCTTAGCGGAGATAGTATGGTCTCGTTTTGAATGCGACGAGCGCAGAACCTCCGAGATCAAAGCTTGGCTGAGTTGATATTGGGCGCCCGCCTTGACCTGTTGCATATCCATCTTGAGATCCCGCAGCTCTTTCATCAAGCTCTCGAGCATCGGAAGCACCAGAGTCGAGACAGGGTCGGCTTCGACATCTTTGGCTGGAGGGGGGGCAAAAGAGACCTTTTTATAGTCTTCGAGAAAATCCGGGTACCATTTCCGAAAGGTTTCCTTCAATCGGTCTTCCGGTAGCCTCTTTTCGACATGTTCATTCAAGCTCACAACCAAAGCCAACAGCTGCTCCGCATCAGGGGCCTTAATGTACTGGAATTGTGTCAACGGATGGTTGGGAATCTCGAAGCCTTGAACACCACACAACACCGGGATAAGCCGCCCTTCACCAAGGCTTTTTGCAATCGCTCCGGCCTCATAGAGGATCCAGGGAGCAGTCGCGTTGGCAGCGGTGATCACACTGATGCCGAAGTTTGTGTCCTGTAGGGTTGAGTTCACATTAGCCAGCCAGCGGTCACCCTTTTCAATATCCTGGGATGAAACGTAGACCTCTATGTCCTGCAGGACGTTTGGGATCCACTTTTTGAAAATCGTGGCGACCTCTTGGCTTGTTTTACCCGACCAGCTTGCAAAGACTCGCATTCGGGTTCCCCTTCCTTTACCCAGAAGAGGATATAATCACCTCTTTCACCTCTTTGCTATGGCCACGGCCGGCGACGGAATAGGTGCAGTCGACTTCCTCGATCGAGAAGTTGGAAAAGGTTTCATAGACGCATTGAACGGCGTTTAACGATAGGATGAAGCGGCCTTTAACCTTGCCGAGAACATCGGCCATTTCCGCGAACTCGGCCCGGCTGAAGACCTCCCTCCCATAGTCGTCCTCGCTGCCCCAGTAGGGCGGGTCGAGATAGAAAAGCATGCCCGGCCGATCGTAGCGCTCGATGAAGGTTCGCCACGGCAAGTTCTCGATGACGACGCCCGCCATACGCTCGTGGATATCTTCAAGCTGCGGCGCGAGCTTCAGGAGATTGAACCGGCCGCCATTCATCGATACTCCGAAATTCTGCCCCCGAACCTTGCCACCGAAAGCCAGGCGCTGGAGGTAGAGGAAGCGCGCCGCCCGCTCCAAGTCGGTTAGGGTCGACGGATCGGTGCGGGACAGCCGATCGAACTCACGCCTGGACGTGATCTGGAAGCGCAATGTCTCCATGAACTGTGGATAGTGCCGCTGCAGGATCCGAAAGAGGTTTGCGACATCGCCATTGATGTCGTTGATCACTTCCATCTTCGGCGCCTGACTACGGCGCAGGAAAACACCGCCCATGCCGACAAACGGTTCGGCATAGGCTTCGTGTGGCGTTCGGTTGATCCTGTGGATAATTTCCTTCGAAAGAATGCGCTTGCCCCCGATATACGGGGCGGCAGGATTGGCGGGCTCGATCGGCCGCATATTCACCATTTCAAACAACTCACGACTCGGTCACACCTAATCTGCCCTGCAGGGTACGGGTGCGACGGTTGTGCATACTTGCTGTCGGACGGGTTCCTGTCCCAAACTAGAATCCCGTCGCTCGGGGCATCCCCATGCCCCGGCCGCCCGGTTTTCGCCGGGCGATGTCAGTCCATAGGTACGCGCGCGGGGGGAATTAAGAACCGTCCGAATTCGGACGCCCGGTCATGCTGAAAGAGGCGGGAGAACGGTGCTGGTGACTCTATACTCCGAATTCGATCTGACGCTCTCACAGACGCGCGAACGTGCCCGCAATGACCGCGCGCACTTCTTCAAATACATGTCGAGTTCAACAGCGGAGCTCGTTCTAAAGAACAGAACCCTTCGATGGTCGACTCCCGGATGCCTTAACGATCCGTTCGATATGCAATTCGATTTTGATCTGGCTGTGACCGCCGCTGACGTAGTGCCTGAAGCGTTAGAGGTGTTGTGGCAGATCTATCAAGGCGAGCGGGAACCCGGAGAGACCAAATTTGGGAGACTCATGGGAATTGCCCGAGCCGCACAGCAGAAGAAGACGAAGGACGAATTCTCAGCCGACTGGGGCTCGGCACTGGAACAATCATTCCGGAACATGAAAGACGAGCTGCCGGCATTAAACAGGGGGCTGAAGGAGCAGGCATTGACCGCCAAAGTCCTCTGTCTCACCGAACGTCCAGACAATGCAAACATGTGGAATTTCTATGCTGAGCAGCACAAAGGAGTTGTTCTTCGTTTCCGGTCCATTCCGGCATTCGACAGCGCATTCATGATGGCGCAACGCGTCAATTACTCCAAACACGCGCCGCAAATAGCAGAAAAGCAGGAGATCGTTGACTTTCTAACTGGCTTGCGTCGTTTGGACAAATTGCGGGTTTTGCACCAACTCATATTCACGAAAACCGAAGACTGGGCTCACGAGCGTGAGTGGCGCATTTTTTCGGGAGATGGTCGAAACAAGACGACCGCGCCAGAAGACATCAGGTTTTTCGCAAACGAACTTGACGGACTCATCTTTGGTAAAGATTGCCCCTCAGCAATGAGAGAAAAGCTCGCTCAGCTCGCAAGCCGATATCCGAACGTCGCACTTTACGAGGCAAGAAACGTGGGCGGCTTTGGGTTGCAGATCCATACCAGTAATCAGTGAATTGCGATTAACTTCAGTCAGGCCAATAGCTATCGTCGGCGAAATCCGCCGGGATGGGATCGAGCGCCTTGAGCGCCCAGCTCGCCGCATAGAGCGCCGAGACGTATTCGGAGGATTGCTGCCAGAGCGACATGATCTCCGGCGGCGTCAGATCGTGGTCGATGTTGTCGCCGTCACGAAACGTCTTCAGTGTCGTGGAATCGCCGCCGGCAATGCGGACCTGGGCACCGAGTGCCAGATTGGTGAGGTTGCGGGCGTCCTCGTCGCGGCCAGTCACATGAATGCCGTTGATGATCTTTCCGGCGATGATGCGGCGGGCGCGTTCGGCATTGATGGCGTCGCAGAGCGCCTGGCGCGCGGTGTCGGCCTTCTGTTCGGCCGTGATGATCTTGGCAGGATCAACCGTCCACATCGGCAGGCTCCTCGTCTTGCACTTCGGGCATAGGTTCCGGCGGCGGATCGAAGGGGATCGCCAGCGGCCCGTCAGGCGGGTTGATCAGCGGCGTGGGAAAGGCGACGTCAACCGATGGATCGGCACCATGCGGCAGGATCAGCGTCAGGCGCAGATCACCGCCGATCCGCTCGACAGGCTCGACAATCCAGTCGCAAGGCACTTCACCGGCCGGGATCGTCGCGCCGTCCGGCAGGCCGGAGAAATCGAAGGCCTCGCCGTTGATCGTCAGGATGTCGCCGCTCTTGCTGATTGCGAGCGTGTTGTCGCGACGCATTGGGGAGAACGAAATGTGCATCAGAACCACCTTCCGATTGCTGTCGCCCTCGCAGTGACAGCCGCCGAAGTGGTGCTGTCTTCCTGATAATAGAGGTTTGCGAGGCTGGCGTTGTTGGAGACTGTCGATTTACCGCGCAGTGTCGGATTGTTGGTGATGACCGACATGTGCACGCCTGGAATGACGTTGAACGCGGCGGGATAAGTCCAGGACACACTTTTAATCCCGGTCGTCGCATCGCCTTCGGCCTTGATAGTGACCAGCGTCGTGCAAATCTGCGTCCCGTCCGCAAACCGCACGTACTCGCCGTTGGCATTGCTGCTGCGCTCGAAGATCGCCCCCGTCGAAACGCCGCCAACCTGTTGAGCTTGCCCGACTATCTCCGCACCAACAGTTTGCCAGACGCTCCAGGCGCCATTGTTGTAATACCGATAAAATTGCCGCGGTCGGGAACTCCAAATCCAAGCCGTCTGTATCGCGACCGATGAGGAGTATCGCTGATGCATGACGAGGACGCGCTGACCGGGCACTGGTCCCACCGACGCGGCGACACCGATGAGGTAAAAGCCGGTCTCCGTGATGGAGTCGAGTGTCGATGACGCATCCACCGCGCTTAAGCGCGTCGGCAGTTGAGCCTCCGGGATTGGCCCCATCTGCCCATAAAGGTTCGGGCCATCCGTGGCATCCATCAAGCCCCGAAAGAACGCCGTCAGCGTCGCCAAATCCATCGTGCCGGCGCCGGTGAAGATCGGGAAGGTGTTGGCCGCCCCAGCAAGGCCGGAAAGCGCCTGAATATTCCCGTTACCGCCGAGCAGCTCGATCAACTGCCGAGCCTGCGCCGTCAGCCGCGAGCCGTCGCCCTGGTAGCGCAGCCGGTAGGCGGAACCCGCGAGTGCGGCGCCGCGAATGCCGGTCGGGTAGAGCGTCAACGAGGTGTTGGAGTTGACGCTCTGGACGATGCCGTGCCAGCCGGCAGCAAAGAACTCATCACCCTCCTGAAACCCGGCCGTCAGCCAGGCTGTGCCGACGCCGGTCACCGCCGTGCCTCCGGCCGCGACGGTCACCGTGCCGGCCGTATAGTCACTCAGCAGAGCCATGACGCTCCCCCTCGACCCTGCGCTCCATCAGCAGGTCGTCGCGTTCGGAGCGGATCGCGTCGCGATCGGCGAGCGCCTGGTCACGTTCGGCGGCGACGTCGGCGAGTTGCTGGGCCAGTTGCAGGCATCTGTTTTCCAGCAGCTTGTTGAACAGGCGCAGCTCGTTGAGCGCGATTTCGGGCCTGATGGACATGGGTTACCTCATGGAGCGGGGATGCCAAGGATGTAGTAGCGAATGCCGAGAAGGGTGTTGGCCGAGTAGTCGTATTGCCACCCGGACGAAGTGCTGTGCCGTTCAGATATCGGGTTCCCCTCGTAAGAGATGAACCTGGCATTGTTGCCGGTCAGGACGCAGAACACTGTATTTTCAGCAACGTAACGGAAGGAGTTATTGTAACTCTCGATCAATCTCGCAGACGGGGCCTGCACTTTTTCGCCGTAGAAGCCATTCTGCATGTGCAGGGAGAACTTCACGAACGGGAAGAACCCGGCCCCGTCGAACGGAACGTCGACTGCAATACCTGTATTGACGCTAGGCGGCACCTTATTGCTCTGCGCTGACACTGGAATATAGCCCTCGGCAAGCATCTGGAGCGCAGGCCAGCGGCTATCGAGGATAATGTCAGCGAGAGACGGGTCATTGCCCGCACCGGGACGAAGGAACTGGACAACATCCTGCGTCCCATCGTTGAACTGGCGAAGCACATTGTTGTTGCCGGAGGTAGGCTCCGCTGCGTTTCGGGAAAAGACCAGGTATCTCGCGCGGGATGCGGTCTGGGGATTGTAGATGTAAAGCTTCGTGCCCGAGAACCAGTATTCACAGTTCATCACCGTGAAATATCCGCTGATCGGGTATCGGATTTCGTCCTGCTCATATTGCAGAATGTCGCAAACCATGGAGTTGTCGCCGGGAAACCCGACCTCGATCTCATTCGTCGCACCCGCCGGCAGCGCCACATCGCCTGCCTTGATCACAGAGAGAGGTTGACCGGAGCTGTCGAACGCCATTTGCGTCGGGGTCGCCGTCCGTGTGTCATATCCCGGCTTGGCGACACGACACCAGGTGTCCGAGATTTCGACCGTCCTGAGCCCGGGCGTGATCGAGGGCGTCACGCTGTCGATCAGCGGGGTGTCATCCCCCGGCAACCGCCACACGACAGCCGTCTTTTCGTAACTGGTGAAATCGGTCTGGCCAAAGGCGTTATTCAGATAGTAGAGCCCGTTGCCGAGCGTCGGAGATCCCCAGCTGTTATCTCCGCCATTTCGAAGCCAACCTTGATTGTACCAGTTCATGAGGGTTCGATAGCCAGGTTCCCGGCCGGACGGATCCTCGCTCCCCTGTGTGTAAACCCGAGTGTTGTCGAGATATCGGCTGTCTGATCTGCGCTTTATTTTCAGATCATAGAGAGGCATGGCGTATGGAAGACCCGGAAAATGAGAGTTCCGGATCAAAACGGTGATGTTGTCCGCGCCGGCGGTAATATTCGCCCGTTTCTTTGTGTAATTGCTGTCGTTGGCTCCGGCGGGCCAATACTGCGTTCCTCCCGGCGGAGTGCTCTCGAATGCCGTCAGTTTCACGTCTGCAGAGAATTTGGAGTTGTAATGGAATGCGCTCTTCTCCGCGTCCGGCACGATCATTGGATCGCGCTCACCCTTGGTGATTTTGACGCAGGAGACGCCTTCATAGTCGATACCGATGCGGGTCCTGATCATGACGTAACCACAATTCCGTTCTCGTCGATGATGACGCGCCCATTCCCGAAGTTGATCGTGCCGGCATAGACCGTGCCGATGTCCTGCGCTTCCGACCGCCAGCGTCCGCCGGAATAGACCAGCGGGTTGATCGGCGCGGCGCCGGAGGAAAGGTCCCCGAAAAAGAGCTGCTGGGCATCGAGGAGGATGCGCGACGGAAGCGTCGCATGGGTTTCGACATAAAGCCCGGCCTGTGCCGACCAATCGCTGGTGGAGGTTTTCACCTGCACGGCCCATCGGGAAAACCCGCCGGAGCCGCCGGCCACCGCCGTCGCCCGAACATTCACCGAGGACGACACGTCGCCGACCTGCGTTTCGAGGCTGGCGATCTGATCGGCCATCGCCTCGATGTCGTCGCCCTGGCCGTTGACCTGCACCTGCAGGGCAGAGACGGCCGATGCGACGGACGGCAGGCCGGTCGCCGGATCGAAGACCGACGCCTCCAGTTCCTCAACACTCAGCGCCAGGGCCTGATCGGCAGACGAGAGAGATGCAAGGGATTGCGTGACGCTCGACTGAAAACCGCTGAAGCTTGTCGTCAGGCTGGTGATCGAACTGGCGAGCGCCGTATCGGCAGCCACCAGGACCTGCACCTCGCGCGTATATTCCGCGGTGATCTTGTCCCGCGTCGCCGTCAACTGCTCGCGGAGCTTCTGGCGCTCGACCGCGTTTCCGAGGTCCTGATCAGCTACGATGAGGCTGATCTCCTCCAGCTTTTCGAGGATCTCCCGCCGGCCAGAACCGAGCCAGTCCTGGTAATCCTTCAGATCGTCGGCGAGGTTGTCGAAGCCGATCGTGCCGTCATACGGATCAAAATCCAGCCCCGACGTCAGACGGACATTCGGCGTCATGACGTCGATCCAGTCCGACCACTCAGTCTCCCGTCGGCTGTACGGCACGAACTTGCCGCGCGCTTGGTAGAGCGTCGCCGGCAGGAACGTGCCGTTGAGCACCCACTCATAAGGATCGGCATAGGGCGTGGAGTCGCTATCGAATACCCCGGCGGCCGTCGATTTCAGGCGAACCTGCACCCAGACCTTGGCGACATCGTCCTGGTCCGGAGCGCAGATCACCTTGATCGAGGGACGGCGGGCATTGCCGTCCGTGTCATAGATGGTCGCCGGCACGGCTTGCCAGCCGTATAGCGGCTGCGCAGGTGGCGCGATCGGACCGGTCGGGCCGACGACCGGCGGCAAGAGGATTTCCGGCGGATCATAGTCGGCCGGGTCGATCTCCTTCAGGAGCAGTCGCTGCAACAGGCCGGAAAGCGAGATCGCCCGAACGACAAGGAATTTCTTGTTGGAATAGGCGTTGCGGTCGCTCGACCACGAGACCACGTCGTTGGGCTCCAGCGCCGACGCATCCGGCGGCAGCACAAGTTCATGGGTGCGCCAGCGCTGCTCTTCCTCGATCATCGTCGACATCAGGCATTGCACCTGGTCGACGATCGAGACGGCGTCGAAGCGCGTAGCAACCGGAAGCCGCTCGCCATCATCGCGGGCAAGCAGGGTCGCCGAGCTTTTCTCAGGCGCATCCTTGTCGGCCCATCGCTGCTCCGGCTCTGGATAGACGGCGGTGATCGTGTTGTGGGTGGCTGAGACTGTCGGGAACGGCTCGAAGTCCTGGTCGCTGGTGACGACGATCTGGGCGTCAGTGAAGCTGTAGACCGCTGCTGCCGGCGCACCGACGAGTATTTTGAGGATGCCGCCCACTTCCGCCAGCCGGGCAGCACAGCCGATCCTCAGATCCTCGATCACCTCAAGCGGATCCTGGTCGACGAAGACCTCGAGCCCGCCGCGGTATTGCTTACGGCCGGAGAGCAGCCGATCGGCTTCATTGAGCGCTGCGATCCAGGATGATGCCGGCAGACGGTGCTGCGCAAAATTGCGCCCTCCATGCAGCCAGCGCCCATCGTAATAGATGCCGCGGCTGACATTATAGATCTGCAGCGGCAGATTATCGGAGGCTTCCCAGGTCGACGGGTCGGACCAACGATGCGTGCCGGTGCCGCCATTGGTGGAGTCCTTGCGGAGATCATAAAGCCGCATCGGCTTTGGCTGGTAGATGCCCTGCGGAAGGCCGGACTTGAAGAGATCCTGGTTGATCCGTGCCGTCAGGATGACGGCCTGGCAACCGCGGGCGATCATCGTCGACTTGAACGGCCGCTCGGCAAGGGTGCCGAACTTGGCGACGAGGAAGGGATCGGCGACCGTCTGCGATCCGTCCAGGAACTTGATCCAGAGAAAGTCCGTGCCGCCGACGCGATATTCCTGGACCGGATAACCCCGACCGTCAGCCGCGGGCAGGTTCCAAAGGATCGTCACCTCCTTGTCGCCGATCCAGACGCGATCGAGCCCTTGCGGGCCGGCATGATTCGGCAGGCAGGACAGCTCGATGACGTCGGTTAGATAAGCGTTCGGCGTCTTGTCGACCTCGCCCCAGGTGCCGATATAGACACGCCTTCCGGCCGTAGCACGGGTGCCGATCAGATAGGAGCGCGGAACAGCATCGCCCATCTGGACTGAGAGGGTCACTCCCGACGGCCGCTGGTTCTTGCGCGCCTGGCGACGGGCCTGCGCCTGCTGGATCAGGCTCATCCCGAAATTTGCCGCCGCGACGATCGCGATCTTGACGATGCCCGCAACAATGCCGCCGCTCGACAGGAACGCGCTGAAGGCGGCGATCGCGCCCGAGATCGGATCGGCGCTGGCACCGGCAGCCGTCAGAAGCAAGATTGAAAGGGTAATGAAGGCGGCCTTCAACATGGCTTCAACCCACCTTGAAGCACATGGCGGCATCGAGCAGGTCGACGGTGCCGATGCCGGTTTCCGTCAGCACGAATATCCGCTCGCCGTTGACGACGCCAAGCGCATGGCCGACCGGGCTATCTACGACGATCGCGGCGATGTCGCCAATCTCGGCGCGGCTCGGGTGTATGACCGGCAGCAGCGTGGCGACCAGCTCGCCGAGGTTTGGGAATCCGTAAGCGCGGAGGACGCGGGCGGCCCCCAGGGCGTCGTCATAACGATCCGGATAATGCGCGCCGAGATCGACCCCCGTCAGCGCGAGGACCAGGCGCACGGCAAGGCCGCGGCCGCAATCGTGGTCGTACCACGTAAACGGCCGCGACTTGATCTCGTCGATCGCCGCTTCATAGCGCCGGCGCCAATTGGGAAGTCGGGTCAGCATGGCCCATCTAGGGCCGATCGCGCGCGCGTATCAGCCGTCCGGTTTCGGACGGTCAGTTGGCCGCATTGATCTGAGGGGATGGCGGCAAGTTGGCGATCGGAACTTGCCGAGGCAAGGCCGCCGCTCAGGCTATTGTCCCCAGGACAGCTCCCAGGTCTCGACCACGCCGGCATAGAGGTTCCACTCGTCGCCGTCGCGCAGCAGCTGCGCCTCGTAGGATGCTTTTTCCGGATTGGTCCGCCGTAGCATCATCATCATTTCCGAGACGCATTTGAGCGTGGCGCGGCCCTGTTCGCCCACCCGCGGCGTCTTGATCGGCGCGCCATCGACCATGCCGAGGAAGATCGGAAGATCCGGAGCGACGGGCTGGCCGGTTTCGGGCGACAGCACGATTTCGTGGATCTCGACCTGCGCCCGGTGGACGTCATAGGTACGCAAGAGCAACTGCACCGCGTCGGCGATCTGCGACAGGTCGATTGTGACCGTCTGTGCCGTCAGGTCCGAGACGCGCGGGATATCGCTGACCTTCAGCAAGTTGCCGCCGCCGAGATAGGGGCGGGTGACGGTCACATTGTCGGCGCCGCGGATGACAGTGAGGTTGGCATCGTCGTCGCCGGTCCACAGGCCGACTTCCTCCGGTGCGCCGGTTTCCCGGTTCTTGGCAACGATCCACACGGCCTTGCGGCTCGAAACTCCGGTTGCCGGTACGTTGGCAAGAGCGGCCGTCAGGGCAGAAGGCTGGTTGCGCATCAGCTCGTCCTCTTTTTCTGGAGCACCTTGAACGCTGCGCCTTCGGTGACCGAGCTGCGGCCGGTGCCCGGATCGTGGCTGCCGGGCGCGATGATGACCGGGCATGCCGGCTTGATCAGTGTGACGACGGCGTTGACGGCAAGCGTCAGCGGCAGCCGCGGGAAGACCGACAGATCGAGATTGCCGGCGAAGGTGGCAGAAGCGTCGGCGCCGACCTCGTGGAAGCGGATCATCGTGCCTTGCGTGATCTGCAGCTTATCGCCGGTGGTCATCTGATAGCCGGCCGGCAGGTCGGACACTTGCAGGAGCCGCCGATCGGGATTGACCGCGCGCACCCGGACGACGGACGCACCGAGGATCGAGCCGTCCGGATCGGACTGCGGGAAGAGCGAAAGCGGATCGCAGCACATGAAGGCCTGTCTTGAGCCATCCAGGGAACGGATCAATGCAGCCGCCTGCTTCAGCTCGTCGTGCAGGCCGCGATCGAGCGTCACGTCGCCGGTCCAGAGCGGATCTGCCAGTTCGGCCGACCAGACATCGCCGTCGCCATTGCCGGCAAGTTCGTCATTGCGCTGGATCGACCATCGGACCGACGAGATCGGCAGCTTGTCGAACAGCGCGGAGAGCGAAAGCGGTGCGGCCATCAGCGCCTCCAGGGCTCGGACTGGATCGCGGCGACGCGATCGGGCAGGGCCTGGTCGTAATCGTCGAAGGCAAGCTGCACATATTCCGGCACATTGTCGGCGATCGCCTTGCGGATGGCTGGCAGGATGTTGCCGTTCTCGTCGGCCGACAGACCGAGCAACAGCTTGAGCGTACCCATGCCGCGATCGGCGGCCGCCGCCGACTGCCGCTCCGCCATGCGCGATGACATCAGCGGCGCAACGTCCACGACACCGCCGTCAGCATAGCCGCGGCGTCCGAGACGCATGGCCTCGACCGTCGCCACGCCGCCGGCACGAGCGACGTCACGCTGCGACCAGACGACTTCGCCGGCATGCACGACACCACGGGGCTCGTGGATGCCGCCAGGGCCGGTATAGCCGCCGCGCGCGAACTGCCAGTCATCAAGGCCGAGCGACCACGCGCTGGATGAGGCTGAGGAGCTTGACGAGCCGCCGAACAGGCTGCCGATCCCGCCGGTGATAAGACCCAACAATCCGCCGCCCGAGCTGCCGCCGGCAGCCGCACTGTTGACCTGGAACAGGCTGTTCAGCAGATCGTTCACCAGCGTGTCGGAGATTCGCTTCAGGGCGCTCACTCCTGCGTCGCCAAGTGCATCCCAGAAGTCCTTGCCCTGCTGGAGACTACTGGTGAGGGTGCTGGCGAAGTCGCCCGTCAGGTCACGCGCATATTGCAGCTGAAGGTTCGCCCGGATCAGCCCGGCCTCATAGCTGTCGAAATCGACCGGGAGGCCGGCGCCTTTCAGCTGGGCGGCAATCTGCTGGTCCATCGCCGATCGGCCGAGCTGCTCGCGCTCGAACAGGAGATCGGAGGCGAGCTGGGCCTTGGCCGCCTCTTCGGCATATTTCTTGAATGCCTCGACACGGGCGTTGATCGCCTCGACTTGTTTCGGCGTCAGCGACCGGCCCTTGTCCTCGGACTGCTGCAGCAGGTCGAGTTTGAAGCGTAATGTGTCGGCAGCGACACCGGTCTGCCCGGAAAGCTGCGCTTCCAGCTTCATCTGTCCGATTCGATCGTCGGCCGATTTAATCAGGTCACGATAGGCGTTCGCGGCGGACCGGGCGGCCGTTTCAGTTTTCTTTTGGCTGGGGTCCGCCTCCAATTCTCTGAGGGGGCGGCGGCCGGGAACGGGACCAAGCTCCGGCGTTGTGAACCCTGGGTTCTGAATGTTCTCATCCCAAGGCTGCGCGTTTGTTTCGAGTTTACCTGTGCTCGGATTGTAAGAGCGCCAAGTGGTAACATCTTGCATCCGGGAAACGGCATCACTGGCCTTCTGGACGTTTTCCGATGCCAAAAGGGCGGATGATGACAGGGTGTCGAAGAAAGTGGCGAAGTCCTTTAATGCCGGGATTCCGGTACTGTTTATGGATACAGCAAGTGCGTCCTGAACGCTCTTGACTTCCTCGGTCTTCAGCTTCCCTTCGTTGGCAGATTTCGCAAATTGGCCGAATGTCGACTGCAGGCGTTTGATAACTTCATCTTCCTCGCCGGCCGCCCGCAGATCTTGGACCAGCGCCGAAATAGAGATACGCGCATCTACAAGCTGCCTTTTGACCTCTTCGAGGGCCTTCTCATTGATAAGAGTAAGTCCCTGCCTGGCGTCCGCTACGTTCTGGGCACGGGTCACCTGATCGGCGTATTCGCGCAGCGCTGGGACGGCATCTCCCCATCTGTCTGCTATTGAACCGATGATCCGTGCCTGTTCATCGAGCTTTGCAGATGCATCAGCGCTATCGGAGAGTATGCCGGAGAAGTAAGATACAGCGGCCGCGGCCGCGCCGATGGTGCCGATCGTCACAAGCGAGATCGGGTTGGCCAGCTGCATGAAGGCTCCGGCAACAGCGGGGCCTATCTTCTCGCCGCTGGCCCTGATGTCGTTGAATACCTGACTGACCTGCGGACCTTGCTGCAGGGCGACCGTATACCAGGGCATGAACGGCGCCGTTGCTGCGATATCAAAACCCTGAGCTGCCAAGTTGGAGGTATTGAACGCACGGGTGCCCGATCGCTGCGCTGGCGTGTCGGCAAGGGCTACATTCCGGCTTTTGATCGCGTCGATCGAGGCAAGCGCGGCCTGGCGCTCTCGGGTCATAGCCGCCGTAAACTCCTCTGTCGAAAGAGCACCCATGGCATGTGCCGTGCGGATCTCGATCTGCGCCTGCTTGTACTGCTGGATGGTCGCGAACAGCGGATTGTATTTGGCCCGAAGCCGGTCGGCCGACAGAGCCTCGTCTGCCAGGACGCCAGCCCATCTGCGCGCGTTCTCATTGGCCGGGCCATCGTGGATCCCGAGGCTGGCATTGATCAGCTGCTGGATCTTCGTGCGGGTACGTTCGGCTTCGTTGCCGATCGCGGCAATCCCGGTAACCGCCTTGTTCGAACCGCCCGCGTTGACAGTCCTCTCGACCGAAGTGGCGACGTTGTCGATCTTCGGTACGCCCTTTTCGGCTTCCGCGCCGATCGCGGCGACGGCCTGCCGGGCATCGGCGCTGCCACTCTTTGCTCCGGAGGAATCGATGTTGACGCCGATCGAGATGCGATAGGGAGAGGGTGCCATCAGTCGGCCTCATTCAGGACCGGAAGTGCTGCGGCCTCCATGACGCGGAGGTCGGCGAAGACCTCTGTATCAGCGTCGATTGAATCCAGGACGAGCTTGCATGCGACGTAATCAAGCCCGAACCACACAAGCCCTGCCATGCCGGCCGCGACGCGCCACTGGGTCTGGCATTCCAGGAAAGCCATCAGTGAATCCCAGTTTGCCGGCATGATCTCCATCTCATCGTCTTGCTTCGGGCGAGCGGCAAGTTGCACGCCCATCCTTTGAAACTGTTCCCGAACCTTGTCGGGCACCCCCACGGGCTTCGTTCGATCGCGGCGGCCGGAGCGGATGCGCGCCCAGCGCTCCGCCGCCGCCTTCAGTTTTTTAGGCGCGCCCGATCCTGGCTGATCGCTTCTTCATAGGCGTTCAGCAGGCCCACCTTGACCCGCTCGATCGCGTAGAGTGCTCGAAACGTGGCGTCCGTGAACGGGATCGGCTTGTCTCCGTCATCCGCGTCGACGATCTTGCTCCAGCCGCGGACCACATCCTGGACGGCCCCCTTGTCATGCTCCTCCAGTTCCGCCTGGATCAGCTTCAGCTCGTCGAGGCCGAGCGGCTCCTCGGCACCATCCTCACCGACAATCTTGCGGTCCATCTTCTTCAGGATGGCGAGGCGGGCATCGCGGGACGCCTGGATGCGTTCCGGCGGAAGGATTGCGAAGGTCACCTCGAATTCGCGGAGTATGTGCCTGCCGGGCTTTGCCGGATCGGGCTCCATGACCTTGACGGGCCACGGAAAGGTCAGTTCGGAAAACAGCTTGAAGGTCATTTCACCGGGCTTTCAAAGAGGTTTGGAAATCAGCGGAAGGTGATGACGAATTCGTCGTTGCCGGCGTCAGGCTTGTACATCAGTGGCAAGGTGTTGTTGCGGATCCGCTGGGTCGCGCCGTAAGTCAGGCGGCCGATCTGCACCTTCGGCGCGTCGAATTCGACGATGTTGCCGGCCACGGTGCCGTGCTGGGCGGCCATCACGCCCACCGTGTGCGACTGCATCGTCTGCAGCCAGTTCTTCTCGGCCAGCAGCGCCGCCTCGAAGATTGCCTGGCCGACCATCTGGCGGCCGGTCTGGCGGATCGAGCGCTGGTTGATCAACAGCCGCGGTTCGATTGCGTTGGCGAGGTCGAAGCTCCAGCCTTCGCAGGCGCCGGCAAACCCATGCAGCGAGACCGTCGTGTTCTCGAAATTGACCGGCACAGGATCGATGAACTTCGAATCGTCGATCGTCGGCAGGGCCGTGTCGGAAAAGGTACCGAGCAGGCCGGTCATGGTGAAGACGAAGCGCGGCATCTGGCCGGGGGTGAGCTGGCCGGTCACCGTGCCGCGGCAACCGACCATGATGTGGTTCACGCCGTCGTCGTTGAAATAGATCGTGCAGCTCTCGAAGAGCTTCGAGACCGGATGATACTGGACGTCGGTGTCGGCCGTGATGACCTCGGCAAGGCCGGAAGAACGCAGAAGCGGCGAGCAGCCCGGCGGCGTGCCGGGATCGCCGGAACCGGCAATCTCGATTTCCATCGAGAGGCGGCAGTAATTGCCGTCGAAGATCACGCCCTGATGGCCCATATAGGGCTTGATCAGGTCGCGGGTGAGATCGTTGCCGACGAACGGTTCGTAGCTGACATTCGTGCCGATCATGGCATTTGCCGCGCCGGTCGGCACGGGATCGGTCGCGTAGATTGTTTCCATTTTTGCCAGGATGGCGAGATTGTCGACGTAGCGCTCAGTCACCCTGGCTCTCCCTCTTCGATTTGCCCGCGGGCTTGGTCTCCGCAGCCGACTCCACGGATGCGGCCGGTTCGATCTTTGGTTTCGCCTGCACGGTGCGGCTGACCAGTTTGAGAGAGCCGTCTGCCTGGCGCAGGTAGGATCCGCCTTGACCCTTCATGTCAGTTTCCTTTTCTGATGAACCGGCTTGTCTGCCAGGTCTGGACGTAAACGGTGGCGCCGTTGCCGCGGCCGAGCGGTGCGGATTTCCCCGCCGCCAGCCAGAAGAGTTCGTTTCCGGGCTCGGTTGCCCAACCGGCAAGTGCGGCTTCGATCTCGCCGCTATAGGTGTCGAACTGCGAGACGCGCTTGCCGCCCTTGGAATCGTCATGCCGGCGGACGACGAAGGCGACCAGGATCTGGACGCCGACCTCCTGGCGGAAGCCACCGGAGGCCCGGCTGTTCGGGCTGCCCAGCTCGCGGTACGGGATGACGAAGGTCGCGCCGCTCTTCGGCGCGGTGCCCTCCGCCAATGCGGCCAGATCCTCGGCGGCCGAAACGTCCGAGAGCGATGGTGCCATGGCTTTCAGGCGGTCGATGACGTCCTGGATCATCAAAGCCATCCCTTGAGCTTGTCGGCGGTGAACACGGGTTCCGGCCCGACGATGCTGACGCGACCGCTGTCGGATGGTGCCGGCTGCGGATCATCGACGCCGATCGGCAAGTCCAGAACGCCGCGGGCCAGATCCTTCAAAGCCGTGAGCGCATCCTTGTAATCGCGCACCACATAGTCCGGAGCGCCGTCGCGATGCAGCTGATAGCGGGCGATCGAGACGCACCAGGTGCGCAGCAGATCGGGCACGGCTGTCAGCGGCAATGCGTAGCGGACGGCGACATAGCCGTTGGCGATATTGTCGGCATGCACCAAAGCAGCCTCGACGACGTCGGGATCAGGCGTACCGTCACCATCGCGATCGGCGACCTGAAGGATTTCATCCTCGCCGGCACGCTCGATCAGATCTTCGAGGCTCGCATAGGGCATGGGTCAGTCCACCACCTTGCCGGTTTCCCACGAGGTGACCAAGCGCCTCTCGCGTAGCGGAGCGTGTTCTGCTTCGGTGAGGACAATGGGCTTGCCCAGCTTGAACTTGACGTTGTTGTGGCGGATCGGGCCGCCGATAACATGGACCTCGCGCCGTTCCACCGGGGCACTGTTGCCGAAGAGCAGGTTAACGAGGTGGCTGCGGTCCTCGGCCGACAGATCGGCCGGCTCTATGATTCCGCTTGCGGCCATGATGGTGGCCAGGTCGAATTTTTCATCCGTGGCGTCCCCGGAAGCCGATGCTTCCGCTTCCGGGGCCGGCTTTGCCTTTTCCGCCTCCGCCAGGATGGCTTCGGTCGGAGTGGCGTTCACCTGCGGTTTCACCAGCTCGGCCGAAGCTTCGCCAGCAGCATCGCCGCTATCGCTGGGGGTATTACTCCCGTCAGGCCCGTTCTCGCCTGACGGGGTGGATGCCGGATCACGCGGCTCCTCGGGCGCGACCCGAGGATCAGTGGCGGCATCCTGCCCCGGAGTGACCGTGGTCTCAGTGACCTCTTCGGCCGGGGCGTTGGATTTCATGGGCTTCTTGGCCATCTGGCCCTCCTTTCGGATCTTGCGAAAAGGATCGCGGTCGATCCCCCTTCGAAAAATCCGCCCGGCGTTCGCGCCGGGCGTAGTTCACACGGCAGTGGATCAGGTGATGTCGGAGATGAGGTAGCCCAGCTCGGGAGCGGAGATGACTTCCTTCACGCTCTCGCCCGAGCGGACGCGGTCGGAGCCGCGCAGTCCGATCTTCGGTTCAGGAATAGAGCCGGAAACGCGGGTGCCAAACTGCGCCGTCCAGCCGAAGGTCGGTGTCGCCGAGACGCTGTCGGCGAGCTGCGCCTTATGGAAGAGCAGGCAGTTATCGCCCCAGGCGCGCTGGCGAGCGACTGGCTGGCCCGGCTTTGCGCTGTTGGCCCAGCCTTCGCCGATATAGATATCGTCGAGTTCCAGGAGGTCGGCGACCGCTCGCTTGTTGGCATAACCGTCGCCGGCGCCCGAAGGCGTCAGCGCACGCAGCACGCTCGGGTTGGTGCGCAGCGTCGTCCAGGCTGAGCGTCCCATGGCGGCATAATTCGGACGCATGACCATGCTGTCGGCAGCTTCGGCAACCGCAACGATCGGTTTGCTGTCGGCGTCGCTCCATTTCGAGGCACCGACCAGCGTCTCCTTGTTGTCCGCACCATAGGTGGCGGGATCGAACACGCGACTGGAGACGCGGACCTCGCGATCGAGCAGCACCAGATCGATAAGCTTCTGCGCCGCGAATGCACGCGGGTCGTAACCGGCCGGAGCATTTTGGCTGTCGGCAACGGGGACAACATCGTCGAGACCGTAATCGTCAGTGCGATCCTCGATCTCTTCGGCATTGAACTCGACAGTGTTCGGCTCGGATTTACGGCCGACCTTGGTGTCATGACGGGTGATGAACTGCCCGAAATCAAAGCGCCACCACTTGAATTGTTCGCGCGGCAAAAGCGGGTTGAGGCGCGGCAACACGAGGTCCGCGATCAATGCGTTGTTGCGGTAGGCCTGGACGATGCCGACAAGCACCGGATCGACGGGAAAGGGCTGACCTGCCATTGAGGGCTCCTAAAGGGTTATGGGCGCGTTTTAAGCGGCGCCCTGGATGCTGCCGCGCTGAATGAAGGCGCGCACGAAATCTCCTGCCGCGGCTCCGGCAAGCACGAAGCCGGCCGTGACGTTGTTAATGCCGGCGGCAGGCGCAGCCGCGACGGCAACACCAGCCGCGCCCGCCGTGATGGCCGCACCCGGCGCGATCGTGCCGCCGGCGACCACTTCGGCGGGACCGAAGAGAATGACGTCGATGCGCTCGCCGTCGGCGGCGCCGGAGGGGAAGTCGGTCACGCCGGCAATGATGTCCGTTGGGGCAGTTGCCAGTGCGACTTCACCGTCATTGGCAGTGAACTTCACAAGGCGACGGTGGCCGATGGCGCCCGACGCGACGAGGGTCTTGGTGAAGGGGTTCATGGGCGGTTCCTTTACCGGCGGTTCTGGAGGCGCATGGCGGCCTGGGCGGGCGAGATCGTCTCTCCCTTTTCCTTGGCCGTGCGGATCTCGGTTTCGATGGCGGCCGTGACATAGGCCGGGTCGGAGAAGTCATGACCATCGCCGGTGCCAAGCTCACCCTCGGTTACCGGCTTCGGCAGCTTGGAGAGGAGATCGCGGAGGGCAGCGCGGCCGGTGGTCTTCACGATCTGGTCGCCTTCGGAGAACTCCAGTGCGCCGTCATCCATTTCGGAGAAGAGCGCGGTGGCGGTCGCCTGAAGGCCGATCGGCAGGCGGCCGTCCTCGATGATCGCGGCAACGAAATCTGCATCTTCCTTGGCGCGTGCCTTCTTCTCATTTTCGGAGAAGGTGGTTTCCCGACCGGTGATCGCGGTCTCGCGGGAGTTAAGAACGGCTTCGCGAGCATCAAGCTCCGCCAGCCGCTCCTCGGCGGTCTTGGTCATGTCTGGTTCCTTCGGTGAGGTTTCGGAGAAAAGAGTGCGGTTATCTTCAGCGCGCGCTTCGATGCGGCTCTCGATCGCAGCCTGGGTGAGTTGCTCCAGGTCATAGACCGGGATCAGCCGGTCGGCTGTTTCAAGGTCATTTTCCTCGATCAGCCAGTCGCGCAGGCGACGGAACATCCGGGAGACGTTTTCAAAGGCCCAGGAATTTCGCCACTCGGAGAATTCGATCTCGACCAGCTCATCCCCATCCGAGAACTCGACTGGCTTTAAACCCTTCACCGCCGGCGGCTCGGCTCCGAGAAAACCAACGTGGCGGAGGTAATACTGGCCCGGCGTCGGATTGCCCTTGTCGTTCGGTCCATAGAGCGCGGCGGACCGCTTCTTGAACCGGCCTTCGCGGACCAGCTCGGAGAAGGTCGGCTCGACCTGATCGGCTTCGGCGATCAGACGGCCGTCCTTTACAGAAAGGCTTTTTACCCAGCCGTAGGCCGGCAGGTTCTGCTTGGGATGCCCAACCACGACTGGCGCCTCGTGCAGCGTCGGATCATAGGCCGAGGCGATTGCAGCAACGTCAGCCTCTGAAAAGCTGAGCGTCGCGCCTTTGGCAGTCGTGTGGGTTCCGGTGCGGAAAATCTCGAACGGTTTCATGCCCGCATCTAAGGCGGACACAGCACATTAATCCGCCGTCCGAAATCGGACGGTCACAGAACCAATTTGAGGGGGAGGGGCTGGTTGCGACCATAAACGCGGACGTGAGCGGGAGCAACCATGTCCGTCTTGGAATTTTGAAGCGGTTTTGAAGCCCGTGGGCGCGCATTCCGGGTCTCGCCCGTGGGTCGGGGCGTCGGAACGTTTCCACAGCGCTCCTGAGGCGAATTTCATGGGGTTGGCTTTTGGTGCTCCACCGCGTCGGCGAAATGGTCGAGGACGATGCCGAGGATCTCCTCGATGTCGTGTCCATTCGTACCGAGGAACTGGCGCCTCGGGATGGTGACGGATTTCACATGAAAGGTTTGGCCGCCCATCGAGAAGACGAGGGCGGCCGCGTTCTTCGGAACGATCGTGCCGCCCTCGTTGTGTATCCGCGCATAGACCTCGTTGGAGCCCCACTCGACGCCGCTATCCTCGACGAGCTGCCAGACGATCTGCGAGAGCGCTCGCGTTTCGCCGCGAAGTTTGCCGGGGCCTTTCTTCGTCTTGGCATAGAGCGGGTTGAGGTCTGGCCAGGGATTGCCCTCAGGATCTGTCTCTGAAAGGAAACGGGCTCGGGTAGACTTGGCGCCGTATTCGCCGATGTTCTTTAGTGCCGGCGTCACATCGCCGGCGGCGTCATAAAGGCGGGCAAGCGCGGCGTCGACATCTATGCTGTCGAGTGTGATGGATGCTGCCACAATGGTCTCTCCGTTGCCGCGTCAAGTGCGCGGTGTTATATTGCGTCTGTCACCGGCCGAGGCCCGTTCGCCCTCCGTAGGCCAGTGACTTGGGCGCGTCGAACGGAGACGCGCCTTTGTCATTTTCGGAGTGAACTCTAGGCTCATTCGGCATTCTGCGATGTTTGATGCCGCTTGGGCCGAACTCGGCCGAACTCATCGCGCACCGTGACGCGTCTACCCGGTGTGCCAAGATATTCATCGGTCGAACTACGCCCATTGTGATCTACGACCGTCACAACAAAGCGGCAGCCGTGCCTGTCGACTGAGTAGCGTGCGGTCAATACGCGGAACGCGTCAGCTCTCACTCCATGTCGTTGACAGAGGTCATCCAACGCCTGCGCGTAAAGATCGATGGCTCGGGCCAGTGAAGCCGAGGGCTGCGCACCAGATGAAGTCCCAGCGATGAAGTCGACCAATATGTAACCTTCAGGGCTTTTTGCTGACTCGCCAAACACATCGGTCTCATAGACGCCGATCATCAACCCGATCCCGCTCGCGAGCGAGTCGGCGATGTTATGCCCGATAGATTTCAATTTGCCGAACTTCATTTTACCAACTTAACCGCATCAGGCACGCAGGCAAAGGGCACTCCGATCCGGTGTGAACGGCACTGCGCTCGAACCAGGTGGTTTGAATTTCCCCTCAATTCGCATCACGTTGATAGAGCAATGCCCCGCGCCGAAACTTCTCCAGGTAGTTTTCCGTCGCGTCGAAGCCGGTGATCGCCGTCCAGCCTTTCGATGTCCATTCGAAGCGGATGAACAGACTGCGGCCGCCGGCAAGCGTGACGCGCTTCAGATAGGCCCTGCGCAATACTACGCCGCTCTTCACCTGCGCCCAGTCCGCCCAAATCTCGTCGGGCGCAATGATCGTGTTCGCCAGCAGTCGTGCATATTGGCCGCGGTCACGCTTGCCGCTCTTTAGGCCGATCACAGTGCCCTCGGCCGTGCGCTGCTCGAACAGCGCCTGGCTGACAGAGATGATCCCGCCGGAAACGTCGCGGAAATAGCCGTAGCCGCCGGGCTTGACGTCGAATGGCTTGAGGAAGGCCTCGACATATTGCTCCGGCCTCAGCTCTTCTGAGAGAAGGTCGCTCGCCCTGGCGCGCGTCGCCGGCGGCATGGGCGGCAGATCCGCAACGGCCGGCATCTCGCCGAAGGCCGGCAATGGCTTGCGGAGCTCGGCCGGCACGATGCCGTGCATCCATTCGTGTCCGACGTTGTACTCCCACCCGCGATCGATCCCCGGAATGCGGATCTCGGTCTGACCAGTGCGAGGGTCAGTGTCCTCATAGGGCTTGAGGTCGGGCGTCGGATCGGGACCGGACTTGCCAAGCGCCCGCATCTCGCGTTCGGAAAGGGCTTCGACGTCGCAGCCGCAGCCCCAGCCGTTCGGCGGATAGATGCGCAGCCATACCGGATCGTCGGCCCGCCAAACCCTGCCGTTCCAGGACAGGTGCAGAAGCCGCGGGTGCTCCGCGCCGGAATGGATATATTGCCAGTACGGGCGATATTTCAGGACGTCGGGATCGGTGAGCTGCGCATAGCGGCCGGCCATGTAGCTCGTCCGCATGTTGGTCGTGTAGATGATCCTGGCGCGCCAGGCGCGACGCTCTTCCTCGGTTTTGCCGTGCGAGAAATACTTCCAGCCGGTCCGCTCGACGATGGCGTTAAAGTCGCTTTGAAACTCCTTGAAACCGGTTCCGTCGCGGCGGGCCTTCTCGATCGCGACCCGGAAATCGGCAAGCATGTCCTCGCGGGTAACACCGGCAACCGAGAAGGCGCGCACATGCGCGGCATGCTTTAGATCGTCCCAGCGCCGGGTCGGCAGGTTCACCTTGCCGGCAAGGAAGTCGATCGCCTCCTGGAATGGCAGTCCATCAGCCATTGGCGCCCACGCTGTCATGGCCTTCGAGGCGGGCAAGCGTGACGCCCTGTTCGAGGATGCCGGCCAGATCGTCGATCGCCAACTTCGCCGACAGGCCTGTGAGCCGGCGGATCAGATCGTCATAGTCGCGCGCTTCGGTGAACTCGGTGCGGATCTGCTCGATCATGGCGTCGATCGCCGGCTGCGCGAAACCTTCAAGCTGGTCGGAGAGATGCTTGACCGTCTCGGCACTCTTGTCGGCGGCCGTCGCAGGCGCATCTGCGAAGTCGAGATTGGCGGTCGCGGCCGGAGCGCCTGGCTGCGTTTCTTCCTCGGGCGTCTCCGGCTCCTTTTCCACCCAATCGCCGCCATAGGTCTCGTTGATGTAGTCGACGCTCTTCGGCTTGTAGCCCATGCCGTGGATCGTCTGGTCGCGCTTGACCTTCTGGTCGAGATCCTCGGCCTCGGAGAAGTCGCGCCAGACGTCCGGCAGGCCAGCGCCCGGATAATTCAGCTCGACGATCCAGCGGACCAGCGTGTTCTTGATCGTGGAACTGATCAGGTCCGAGGCCGCTTTTGCGATCGCGATGCGGATCTCGTTATGGATTTCGCCAAGCGATCGGGCGCCGCGCTCGCCGGAATTTGTGGTCAGCGTTTCGCCCGACACAGCCTCGCTCATCAGCTCGTCCAGGTAACGGGCAAGCTTCTCGTAGATCTCGCCACCACCACCGTTCGCCGCTTCGAGCAGATCAGCCTCAACGCTTTTTGGGATGACGAGGCCGGTGTCATTGGCCATTTGCCGCAGGACACCGACCAGTTCCTCCTGGCGCTTCTTGTCGTAGGCACCATCATAGGAAAGGACGGTCGTCGGCGTGGCATGCTTTTCCGAGCCACGCAGCCAATGCGCCAGCACCTGGCGCTTGAACCAGGCGGGCCAGAACAGGACCGAGCCAAGACCGACGCCATAGGGATCGTCGTCGTCATCGTCGATCGAATGACGGTGAACGATGAATTTTCGGTCGGGAACCGGCTCACCGTCGATCGTGTTCGAGCGGGTGAGAAGCCGCAGCTCCCCCTCGACGGTGAAGCGGAAGCGACGCTGCTTCTTGACCTTGACGGCCACGGCCTCCCAGCCAAGGGCCGTTGATGACCACAGCACCTCGGCGACCGCGAAGCCCTTCAGGACGGCCCCGAGCAAGCCCTTGGTGAGCCGATCGAAGTTGATCGCCTTCAACTGGCGCTCGACTTCGGCGGCGGCCTTCTTGTCGAGACGGCTTTCAGATGCCGGCTGCACCAACCATTCGCGTGAGACGACCTCAAGCTTGAGCTTCTGCAGGATCGCGAAGGCATGCGGATCACGGCGAATCTCATCGTAGATTTTGATCGCCGAGGCACCTCCACGAGAAGCAAGCACGTCGTCGGTTGGCTGAAGCAAGCCGGTGAAGTTTGGGACGTAAGGGTCGCTGGAGGTGGTTGCGATTTCGGGAAGGGTCGGGTTTGCCATCTTACATCCTCAGAAAGGTGGAGAGGTCGGAGCGCGCCTCGACATCACCAAAGCTGCCGCCGTATTCTTCGGTGATCCGGCCGCTCTCTCGCGGCGTCTCAGTGGTGCCTGCACCCACTTCACCGGTGTCCTGTTCGGAGGCGAAAATCGCCAGGGCGCCGGCGATCGCCGAGTCACCGTGGCGCTCGAAACCATCCGCGCCCATGGCGTGGGCGCCATCGGGAACCTTGGCGATGCCCTTCTCCATTTTGAGCGCGCGATAGTCCGAAAGGACATCATCGTCCTTCGGAAGCTCAAATGTGCCGTCTTCAAAGGCGGCTTTAAGCTTCGGCATATTGAGCAGATACCAGGTCGCGCTAAGCTTGATCTCGCTGATCAATGAGATGCCGAATTCCTGCCGGCAGACTTCCGCCAGAAAGGCGCCGTTGCCCGTCGCATCGAATGCGCCATGGCAGAAGCGGGGCAACCGGCGGATGATGTAGAAGGCGATTTGCTTTTGGCTCTCAAACGGAACGTCGCGCAACTCCAGGAGAAACGGCGTTGCCAGAGACAGGTCGGCGCGGATCTGCAGCGGGTGAATGACGGAAAGGTCGCCCGAGCGACCGAAGTCCTGGCCGTAACAGGACCGCAACGTTGGATCGAGGGCCTTCAGGTGCGGCAGGAGCTGCTCTTCGCAAAACTCCTCGATCTCGGCGTCGCGTAGCTCGGCCGGCCAATCGACAAAGCCTGGAGGTGATTTATACCGGATGACGGGAATGTGCTCGTGCATCCGGGCAACGATCAGTGTCCTCGGCAGATAAGCCCCACCGCCCTGGGAGGGTATGCAGCGCAGCTCCTCATCGGCGCCGGTGCCATAGGACTTGTAGATATCGGCGCGCCATGCGGCTTCGCCTTCCGGCGTCCAGGTCTCACCGGTTTTCAGGCAGACGCGCTGATAAAGACCGTATTCCAGCGCATCGTCGAAGGTGACGCGAACAACCTTGCCCGGCCGTTTGCCGCCCCGGATCTCCTGGATCAGCTCGTTGAACGGATTATCGACGCCGTTATGGGTGGAGATGACCAGCACCTTGCCGCCCCAGATCAACAGCGCCATGGCCGCCTTCAGCAGCTCGGCCGGATCGTCATGGAAAGCGTACTCGTCGATGATGACATAGCCCTGGCGGCCGCGTAGCGAACGCGGCTTCGAGGATAGCGCGACGACTTCGAAGCCGCTGGCAAACGTGATGCGGAACGCCTTGATGGCCTTTTCGGCACCTTTTTCGCCTTCCTCGACAAACAGGAACTCGGCAACTTCAGAGCATGCCGGCATGAAAGCCTTGGCCCACATCGCGCAGCAGTCGATGAACTCCCGCGCCATGTCGAAATTGTAGCCGATATAAAGGACGTCCATGCCGCCTTCGGTGCGGGCGGATCCAGCCGTCAGGACCGCGTCGGCGCCGACGCCCCAGGTGGCACCGACGCGCCGGCTCTTGTCGGTGACGACCAGGCGATACATCGCGGTCGCCGCGAGCAGTTCCTTCTGATGCTCCAGGAGGACGTCCGGCAGTTCCTTGCCTTCCAGCTCCGGCGGGAGTGAAAGCTGCATCACACGACGGTGGCGCGCCCAATCCTCCTCGGTGACGAGCTGGCTGGTGTCGATCTCGGCAGGATTGACGTGCAGGCTCATAAGCTACGCACTCCGAGGATCTGCGCTTTGATCTCGGCGACGGTCTGCCGGGTGAGGCCTTTTGCTGTGGCGACAGTCTCGACCGCGCTTTCGACCTTTTCGGCGAATTCCTTCTCGACCTTCTGGCGGCGCGATGTAGAGACGCCTTGGGCCTGTGTCGCAGCCCGCAGCGCGTTTGCAAGGGACATCGCATCCTTGGGCACAAAGCCCGCTTCGCCTGCATTCGTGACCAGCTCGAACACCAGTGTCTTGATGGCTTCGGCAGCGATCAGTGTGAGGTTGTCGGAATCACCGGCATCGAACTTCGCGGCAAGGGTCGAGGCAATCTCGCGGGTCTGGTTGAGCCGCTGGGTGAGCGTAGCGAGCTTGATCGAATAGCGATTGAAGGATGAGAACGATGGGATCGTGAACTCCAGCTCGCCGCGATATTCCTGCTGGATTGCTGCGAGTTTGGCGTAGAACTCCTCATAAATATCCGTCTGGGTTCGATCGCGCTTCTGCAGCTCGTCCGCAGCCCAGGCGACAACCGGAGCACATGGCTCCGGCAGAAGTTCGATCAGGTTGAGCCGGCCGCGCCCCTCCGCCATGTCAAATCTCCGGCGACGGGCGGTTGATGCCTTCAATGATCGACCGCCGCTGGACGTGATCAACGCCAGCGCGCGTGATCGAGGCAACGAACACCGATCCCGCTTCGACGAGGGTGACAGCGCCAAGTTCCTTGAGCTTCAGGAGCTGTGTGCGAACCCACTCACGGGAACGGTTATGTCCAAATGTTTCGAGAAGGCCGGTCAGCAACACCTCGTTCAGGCGGCCGTCCGTCTGCTCGTTGAGGCCCTTCAGGATGACAAGCCGCGCGTCCCGCGCGGCGTGTTCCTCGAAGCTGATGCCGCTGCTCATTTCGCTTCCTCTCTCAGATAGTCGTCAATTCGGTGGACGGTGCGGGACACGCTGCCGAGCGTCTCGGTCAGCGTTTTGAAGTCGCCTTTAAGCTCGGTCAGAGCGAGCTTCAGTTCGTTGACCGAATCCTTGCTGGGCAGATGTTTCATCTCGCCTTCAACGGCCTGGATGCGACGGTCGTGGTCGACCAAGGTCTTTTCCGCCTTGTCCATCCTGGCTGTGAGCGTCTTTTCTCCCGATGAGAAATAGCCCTTGGCATGACCGAGGATGGCGATGACCGCGAGCACGAGCCCGAGATATTGGGAGATTTCTGCAAGGCTCATCGGTGAAACTTTTCCTGCTCCAAGAAGGTCTGGCATTCGATGCAGCGGCGCGCAAACGGCGCTGCCGCCCGGCGATCTTCCGGAATCGGAAAGCCGCAGCTGGTGCAATTGGCTGCGCCTTCCGTCGCGACAGCTGCTATCGCCTGGGCGATCATCGCATCGCGCTCCTGGCTTTCGCGCAGTGCGGCCAGATCGAGGCTGGCATTGCTCCCGAAATTCATGGGGCACCGCCAATCGCCTTGACGGCCGCGGCCCGGCGTTGCTCGCATACGCGCAGCGCGCTCCGATCGGCGCCCCAAAGAGTGGTCGCCTCAGCGGCCGAGATCGCCCGGTCCGGCAATGTGGTTGGGTCGGCACAAGGCTTTTCGACCTCCGCCGGAACCGTCTTTTTCGCATCGGTCAACATCACGGTCGGCTTCTCCTCAACGACGGTTGAGGAGGCGCACCCGGCCAATGTCGAGGCCATTGCGATCGCCATCAGGCAAAGCCGCATTTGCTTTCTCCAGATCCTCTTGGGCTTGACGGGCATCCTCGCGCGCTGCCGCCAATTCGTTATTCAGCCGCATCGCGGTATTGGCTTGGGCGGCTTCGGCCAGCGCCACTTTGACGTTCGCTTCGGCGATCTGGTCTTTCCAGTAGGTGTCCCGCTCGGTGACTGCTGCCTTGACCCGATCGACGATGATCTCGCCGAGCTTGTCGGCGGCACGGTATGCGAAATACGCAGCACCGAGAGCGAGCAGGGCGGCAACCGCAAAGACGATCCCGATCTTGATCAGCGGCGTGGCCGCCTTCGATAACCACGCCGAAATCATGGCGAGCCTTCCTCCGGCTGGTCGCGCGGCAGGTAGGGAGGAAGGGAAGGCGGGTCGAAGGTGCGATCGGTCATCGCCCGGAAATCCATCGCCCCAGAAAACCGATGGATCCCCAGCAACGCGGCGATCAGGACGATCATCGACGGGACGACGATGTTGGCGAGCGCCACCGCCTGCTCCGAGCCACGCACGCCGTGATAGACGATGGCGCCGATCACGCCCCAGGCGAACAGAAAGGACAGCCAGAACGCTTGGCGGGTGAGCCGGTATCCGGGTTTGCGCATATCAGGCCTCGTTTTTCGAGGCCGGCACGCCCGCGGCCGTAAGCTGCACCTTGCCACCCTTCGGAGGCTCGCCGGTTTTGGGCCAGCGGATAGCGGCCATGCGGTTCTTCTCGATACGGGTGATCGATACGCTGTTCGACTGGTTGCCGCCCAGGATGTGGTAATGCCTCCGATCCTCGCCGACATAGAGGCCGACATGCCCGCCGCCTGGGCGCACAAAGGTCATGATCGCGCCGCGGACGGGTGCCTCTAGCCGCTTGCCGAACTTTCCCCATTCGAGCGCTCCCAGCGGGTTCTTGGGCAGCAATTCGCGGGGCAGGGTGGTCGCGATGATGTTGCCGATGAAGAGGCCGCACCAGGGGATATCATCATCGGTATAGAAGGAGGCTATCCAACCGCCGAGCTTCTTCGCCCAGCTCATGATCGTGCTGTTCGACTTCGTTCCGACGATCTCCCGTAAGCCCATGAAGCGGCGCGCCTCACGCATCCACACGGGTTCTGCCGGGATCGGGACCTGTTTTTCGTAGATGGCAAGCGCGCCTGGCCGGACGCCGGGATCACGCCGCAACGCTGCGACCGTCGCCTCGTCGGCAACACCGGTCACCGGCAGTTTTTCGGAGGCCTGGAAAAGGCGAAGCGCCTCGATGACGGCGCGGCCATGGACACCGTCCATGGAGCCCGCATAACAGCCCCAGGCACGCAGCCGGCTGATCAGCCATTCTTCAAAGGTCATTAGAAGCCCCACAAATCGGTAACCGTCTGGGGGCACAGTGGCTCTTGCTGAGTGAGCCGGGCAGCGTCCGAAATCGGACGGGGCTGAAACTGCGGTGGTCCTAGAAAAGGGAGCCTTGGGGATCGTCCTTGGGCGATGCCTTGCGCTTCGCCCTATGGTCATAAACCGTCGATCGAGCAACGCCGGTGGCGGCTGTGATCTTGTTGACCGTATGCCCCTTGTCGATCATTTCCGCCAGGATGCTGGCGCGCTTGCGCTTTTGGCCGCCGATCGAAGGGGGCAGGGTTATGTTCTGCCCCCCGAATACTTCTGCGATCGCCCGGGCCTCGTCAAGCCCCACCAGTCGCGCCAGCCAGTGGTCCGGCTTCACCTTGGCGGGGACATAGAACTCCTGACAGGCCTTCTCGGTGCCGAGGATCATCGCCGCTCTCTCACCGGCCGCGTCGGCGATCCGGTTGAGGAGCGGCGTGAACCAGGCGCGATCGGGAAGATCAGCCATGCTTTTTCGCGGCGCGAATGCGCTTCCCGAGCTCATTCATGACGCGGATCCAGTCCTGAGGCGTCATTGCGCCAAGCCAGTCGGTGCGGGCTGCTGCCGCAAGCGCGACCTGGTCAAACCCCAGCCTGACGACGAGGTTCGCTTCCGGGTGCAGGATCTTCCACTGCGCCCAGGCGATCTTGGCGCCGTCAGCTGCAAGCCAGTCGAGTGATGCCCGGCGCCATTCGACTCCGGCCTCGCGTGCCATCCAGCTCTTGAGCGCCTCGATGACCCTTGCTGCATCGTCGGGGAACCGGAGGAACCGCTCGGCCGATAGACCGGTCTGGCGCCGGACGAATGCCTCCAGCGCCGCATCCTCCCGATCGCGAACAAGACCAAGGTTCCAGGCAGCGATCCAAAGCGCCTGCAGCTTGGCCGCATACCGGCCGGAGAGTTTGCGTTTGCCGTTCCGGCGCTTTGAGGCAGGTTTGAAGCCGAGCCGCCGAAGTTCGTCGACCACGGCGTCTTTTTCGGCCGATGACATCAGCGTGAGACGGTCTTTGCGGGCGACGCGGGCATAAAGCGCGCGGCGGCCGTCTTCGTCGATGCCGAGCTGTCGGCATCCAGCGTGGATAGCTGCGATCGTCGAGGCCATTAGGCTGCCTCCCTCGTCAGCGGCGCGGGGGTGGCAGTACGGAAACTTGATTGACTAAGTTCGACTGCACCGTTAGCCACGGCATTGTGAATCGACGCAGACAAAGGTGCCGCATGTCCAACCGGAGACGGAGCTTCTTCGACTTCATCTACGAGGCGAATATGATCACGGGGACCGTCCGCGCGATCCTGTTTATCTTGGCTTTCTCCGCCATCGGAGGCAGTGCAGTCTATTTCATTAAGCAGTTGTAGATTGCTCACCAAATGCCGCTCGGATGTCCTGGCATCGCATCTGCATTCGCCTGAAGCTACGCAATCCGCCTGACTGAACACATCCGGGCGGTGGTAACGTTTGCGAGGGCAAAGCGTTGGCTGTTGGGGCGTGAGGGCCAACTTCATGATTTCCGCCTCCCTCAAGCCTTGGCGAGATCGATCGTCACGGCCTGCCACTGGTCGGTGCCCGTGGAGCGGCGATAGAAGCGCAAGTATTCTTTTGAGCCGGTGACCCGCATCGCGTCGCGGATTGCGTCCATGGCCCGTTGCCAACGCTCGTCCTCGATCTGGTGGCGCAGCAACATGAAAATTTCGGCGCGGTTGATCTTGCCTTCCTTGTCAGTGTTGAAGGCGCGGGTGACGATCGCCTGGATTTCCGGCCGGCTGTCGGCCGACCATTCGTTGAGGCATTCGTCGATCAGGCTTTTGGCGATCTGCAGCTCCGGCCCGAAATCGATCAGTTCGGCGACCTGCACCTGGACCTTCATCAATCCGTCAACGGTCTGATAGGTGCGATTGCCCTTGGCGCCACCAATCTTGGCCCCGTATTCCTGGGCAAGCAGTGCGTCGAGGTCGCCAAGGTCTGTCATGGAATGCCCGCGGAAACGGGCAATCTGCGCGTTGAGATCGAGCGCGAAGGTCATGATCTTGCGGACAGTTTCGTCCTGTAGCTTGTCCTGGGGCTTCACCATGGCGAGCGGTATGTAACCGCCCTTGACGTCGGTCATGAATTCCTTGCCGTTGATGACGGTGATGCCGTCGGGGCGCTCTTCGATGATGACTGCGTTCATTTGCTGAAATCCTAATATGTTAGCGGGAGTAGTTCATCGCTGGTGTGAAGGCGTCGGGCGGGGCGGGAACCGCACGACATTGCTGTGCGGGCGGAAGGCATCGAGCACGATGACGCTTGCCGGAGCGACGAGCGCCTGACGCTGTTCCGCCGCCTGGCTGTCCCAGGTGCGCCAATGAGCGATCGTTTCGAGATTCAAGGCGTCCGTGATGATCTCATCGAGGCGATGCACCAGGCCCTCGGCGTCCTCGCTGGAAAGCACGACGCCGCCATGACGGAACTCCTGGAACTCCCGGCGGACGCGGCGGAGCTGTTCGGAGACGGGAACTGTTGTCTTGCTCATTTCTTCTTTCCAAAATCAGGGCGGATGACGTTGCCCTCGGCGGCGAGGATGAGATCGGCGGCGATGTCGAGTGTGGTGCGTTCGATGGTGCTCGCTTGAATGCGGCCGGCGTCGATAAGGCGATAGATCGCCAGTTCCTGCTCGAAATTCCGGGCGAGCTTGCCGAGCAAAGTGAGGCGTTTTCGAATGCGGACGACATCTCCACCAGACAGGGAGAGGCCGGACTGTTCGTGAGGCGCGAACTCGCTCTCGAGGATAGTGATCTCTTGGCTGAGCGTGGCGTGGGACTTCATGCGATGTCCTCCACGTCGCGGTTCTTCCAGGCGGCCTCGATATCCTTGACCGTCACCTCGCGCTCCTCGCCGATCGCAATCATGCTGGCGAGCTTCATCGTCTTGTCGATCTGGCCGAGCGCTCCGCCTTTCATGCCGATGCCGGTCAGCAACCGGACGCTGTCGGTTTCCGTCACGCCCCAGGCCGCAATGAAGGCGGCTATGTCTTCGGCATAAGGCTTCTGCCGCTTCAAATGCTTGCCGACCCGGCGCTTAAGCTGCGCGTAGGACCGGCCCTTCACCTGCGCGACGAAGCGAGAATAGACTTCCTCGTTCCCGACGAGCGCGATGCCGCACTGATAGATATCGGAGAAATGGCGCAGCTGGTTGATCGCGTCGTCGACCAGGTTCTGCGCCTCGTCGACCACCAGCAACGTTCCGCCGCCGCTGCGGGAAAGCTTGTTGCCGATGGCGCGGGTGAGGCGAGCCGGATTGGCCTCGTAGACGTCCAACTCGGCTGCAAGTTCGACCAGCATGCCGTGGACGGTCCTCGTGTGCGGGCTGATCGTCGCGTGATAGACATGCGGATGGGTAGCCTTGTAATGACGGCAGGCGACGGTCTTGCCGTTTCCGGCGCCGACCGTGATGATCACGAGATCGGCGGTCATCTGTGCCCATTGCAGCGTCTGGCCGATCTCGACCGCGATCCGGGTCCTCACGAATGACGGAGAGCTGGGCAGGGCCGGCATTGCGGCAGCTTCCAGGACGGCGCTTCGGCCATTTGAACTCGCGCACCATCAGGTGCATGACGATCTGGCGGGCGAGGGCGGCGTCGAACCACTGATGCGGCGGGTCGACGATGTCGCGGATGGCTAGATGCGGGAAACCTTCACGGGTCGCTGCGAAGCAGGCGTGAAGGTGCGCTTCGTAGAGCGCCTTCTGATCGAACTTGTTGATCATGCCGACACCTGGACAAGAACGGCCACGATCGCGGCCACCAGGCCGGCTGCGGCAATGCCAAAAATCATGATGAGATCTGCCATGCGGCAGATCGGCGAATGCGAGGGGATGAAGGGGTTTTTCATGTCTAGGCCGCCTCGCGGTTTTGGCGTTGCGCCATGGTGGCCGGCCGGACATAGTTTTCAGCGGGTTGAGGCGATTTCCGCAGACCGGAGGCGTGGTAACGCGTCCGCCAGAGAAATTCTGGCCGTGTGCCGAGAGCTGCAGCGATCGCCCGCTCACCTTTCACGTTGGGCTCCCGGAGCGTCGTTCCGGACGTCCCGCGTGGGAGGCTGTAGTCACGATCGATCTTGAGGAGGGTGAGGCCCGCCGCAAAGAGCTTGCTCTTGATGGCGGTCATCTCGGCAATCTTGGGGTCGGATTTATGGGTCTGCTTGTCGGCCTGCTGGCGCCGGTGCATAGTGGGTCCTCGTGGTGATGAGGGAGGCCCTGGCCGGCCTCCCTTTTCATGGGGTATTTGGTCCGTATTTATGGAGATTAAAACACGTTCGTGGTTTTGTAAACCCCAAACGTGGTCTGTTATGGCTAGACCTGCTAAGATCGACGAAGGGGTGGGTTCCCGGCTCGCGCAGCTTCGCGAACCCTTGAATCGGAAGGAATTTGCTGAAGAACTCGGCGTTCCGGACAGCACGCTCGGAAATTACGAACGTGGGGATCGTTGGCCCGACTGGAACTTCCTGGAAATATTGAAAGCCAAGCGAGGAGTAAACCTCAATTGGCTATTTACAGGGGAGGGGGAGCCTCAGGAGGGTGCTGGCAAGGATCTCGCCAGGAAATCGAACGATAGCATCGTACGTCTTCCCCGATTCGATGCGAGGGCCTCTGCGGGCAATGGGCTTGTGGCTGTGAACCAGATGCCGGTCGGTGACGTCGCCTTCGCGCGTGAGTTTCTACGCAACCTCGGGGCAAATCCGGAATACTGCTATGTTTTGGAGGCGAGGGGGGATTCGATGTGGCCGACCATTCCCGATGGCGCGTTGCTGATCGCCGACGCCTCAAAGAGAGAGGTCGATGACGGCCGCATCTATCATTTCAACGTCACTGATAAGGTGCTGGTGAAGCGCGCCCGATGGGCGATGGACGGAAAGCTCTATCTGACCTCGGACAACCAGGCGGCCGGATATCAGCCCGAGGTCTTCACGGCTGATCGCGTGCATGAACTCTCGGTCGGTGGCCGGATCATGTTCACCGGCCACGCACCGATGCCATTGCGTTAGAACCTTTGTTCCCGCACCTTGCTCAGTGAAGAAGGCGTTGTCCCGAGTGGACAGGTCGAGGGATCGGGGCGCGTTGTCCGAGTGCTTCGATAGCTTCGTCGATTAGATTGAGAAGCGAAGTGGGCTCAAGGACTTCGGACGTCACGAGGTATCCTTGAGCATCTACCGCGAGTCTATAGGCACATGCTGCTGAGCATTCCTTCTCCTGCTTTGCCCGCTGGAAATCAAAGTTGGCAGCTTCATATTCGCCAACGATGCTATGCAATATCCCGCTGTTGTACAAAACTAGCTGCATATCGGTTTCATCGCCATACTGTATGGCTGCCTGAAGCCAAAGACGTGCTTCCGGATAATCACCGTGGTCCATGTAGAGATAGCCGACGTTGTTAGCGTTTGAATGTAAGCGACTCTGCTGAAGCCTATATGCCGCCTTGGCTACATCCATAGCGTGTTGCTTATCTTTTCTTTGGATATAGTAGTGCTGGACCATCTCCATGAGCTCATTTGCTACTCGAGTGGCAATGTGCTCGTCGCCGATACTTTGAACGCGGTCGCAAATTTCGTCGGGCGAGAGGACGGATAGATCCCAATGGGAGGTTGCTATCTCAAAGTCAACTTGCTCTGCCCTTCTTCGCAATCCATCAATGTCTTTTCGCAGTTTCCGCAGCCCGGCGGCGTGCTCCGGTTGCTGCCAAAGGAACCAAGCTTGCCCATTCACGATATCGCTTCGGAAGCGAATCTCGATTAAGCGCACGCGACTGCCGGCGTCTTGGTACATGATATTCATCAGTATGCTTTCGACCAAAGGATTGAAGTCCCATCCGGAATCTAGCTTGCCTCCTTCAATAAGGTTGATGACTGGGCTTACGTCCTGTGCCCCTAGTTCGGAGGTTGCGGCTGAGATTGGTTGAAAGCCTTCATATTGCTGGGAAATATCAGCAAAACGTGTCAGCATGTGGCCGTCTATGGACAGGCCTGCGAGAAGGATCCTTGCCCCTTTACTTCTCGCCAAATACTTCATGTAGATGCGGTCGAATTGATCTCCGCAAAATACTACGCCGTTTGGTTCAATTCGAATAATCCCCATGTCTTGAAGTTCTTGGCAGTGTCTAATGTATTGCTCTCTATTCCACCGCTCATTGCCGTTGAATAGAAACTCCACGCGCCAGGTGTCCTCGAGGGAAAGATTTTCTGTACCTCCGCACGCTGCGTCCAAGATCAGGAAAAGATTGCTTTTCATTCTCTTTGCCGCTTTGAGGAGCGGCCTGTCGTCGATGTTCTGGCCCCGCGCTATTACCTCCTGTATGCTTTCAAGGGTGTTGAGGTTTAGGCTAAAGCGCCGTGATCGTCCTTCCTGGCATCGTTTGTAAAGCTCGTGGCAAATAAGCTGAATTTCGTACGGCTTTCTACCGGAGAGCGCTTCGACCTCCATCATGAAAGCTGAGGGTGCGAGATCTCGCACATCCTTTTCGGGCAGAGATAGTCGCTCTAATGGCTTCCGAATACATTGTCGGACGTCATCGTGTCCTTTGAAGGGACCGATATCGATTCTCTTAAATTGGCGCATTATAGGCGAAAAGACCTCATCCATTACGGGAAAAAAGTCCTCTGTTGCAGCGAACATGAGCATGTAACCGGACATGTTCATAAATATATTTCGTAATTTTTCGAGAATAATTCGATTTTCTCTCAACACATTACATTCATCAACAAGAATTAGTATCGGCTTTTTAATTTCCGCATAAATGGCGGTCAAATCTTCCGACAACGTCTCATCGGGAACGTTAAAATTGACATTTCCGCCTTTGACTGCGCGTGCAATGAGTATGGCGCACATGAAGGGGATCTGTTCAATGTCCTCAACTTCGCCGCGGGCATAGAGATCAAGATAACTGAAGAATGTCTTTCCCTTTCTGCCTCCATATGCGCCCGCCGAGAAAGCTGCCATCACTATCGCGTTGAATAGCTTCCGGAAGAAATTGAGGTCCGTTTGCACGTCACCTTCATTCAAGTTAATGCGAACGCAGCAGAAGTCCCGCCGTCTCGCTTCAATCTCTGCCATGTTGAGAAAGCTGGTTTTGCCCGACGCTCGTGCACCCACTAACGCAATGTGGATCGGCTTTTGGGTGTTTTTTGCATGATTCAGGTAATAAATAACGTCCGCTGTCTCAGTGCTCCGTCCATAAAAAGAGCGCTCCTCAGAAACAGGATTTGCGAAGTCATAAGGATTTGCTAGCTCACGCAATTTCTCAAGCAT